GCCGACACTCCCATACCACCTGCCGAACCATCGTCCTGCCCACCTGCCAAACCAGTTGCTCATGTCACGTCAATGAATGAGATGACGCGATTGCCATCCTCATCGACAATACCGCGTATGCGAATCTTGCTGGTGCCATCAGTAGACCGATATATGAATTCACCATCTGAGTTTGGCGGAAGGAACGCATCACCATGCTTGATTGAAGACCACAGCATTAGCGCATGTCGCAGCGTAAGCGTGCCCTCTATGATAAGCCCACCCACAGCAGTTGCGTTCTGCGCGGCGCTTGGCAATGCCGCTATACTTGCTTCCAGTGTGTCTGTGTGTCCAGCGATTGCGGCTAATCGTATTGAGTTGGAGTCCATTTCTACACGGGTAGCGGTAGCTATTTGTGCTGCTGTCAGTCCCATGATAAGTATCCCTCCATTATAAGTAGAGCCATTTGTCATTTTCCACACGTACTCCTGATACCCTGATGGCTGCGTGGTGAGATTTGTTGAATCCCAAATGTAGAGTCCCGTCACATCTATTTCTAAACATGCGTTACTAATTAACGAAACCGATGCGCCAGTAATCGGGTCATACAAACCAATCGTGACTGTGCCGCCAGTTGTGAAATAACTAACCGCGTTATAAGCTCCACCATAAGAAACCCCACCACCAACCATCGTGATGACTTGAGCAATATCAACTTCCGAAACTTGCCCGACCGAAACTGTCAACGGACTCAGCTTGGTAATCGGCTGCGCGGCATCCGTTTCCGTGATCTGCCCAACTGTAACCGTCTGCGTACCACTTCCTGAAACAACACTTATGATCTGTGCCGTGTCAGTTTCACTGATCTGCGCGACTGTGATGTTGGTATTGCCACAAACAACCGTAATCGCCTGCGACAGGTCAGTTTCAACTACTTGTGCGACAGCGATATTGGTGTTTCCACGTACAACCGTGATCGCCTGCGCTGCATCCACTTCTGACGGTTGGCCAAGACCGATTATCAACGCACCAAGAACTACTACCATTGTCTGCGCGACATTTATCTCCAGAGCCTGCGCAACAGAAACGACAATAGGAGGCTGCTTCACTAGCCCCTTAGGGACTTTTGGTAAAAATGGTTGTGATCGTCCTAATCTAGCCATGATTTATTCTAATAAAAACTCGTGCGTTTTACCGTCTGATTTATATTTTTATAACTTGCAGGGGGAATCGGTGATGCGTACATCTTTACAATTCTTGCTGGATGATCTGCTGTACCACTATAAAAAACTTGATTTACACTATCAATATCCCCTCCCTCTAAAAATGTATAAGAGGGTGGCATTACCAAAGTTGATACAACACCAAAGGTGTCTGTATCCATCTGGATTGCACTAGCCAATGTCGGAACGTTGTAGGTGTGAACGAACGCAGAATTAAAATTCTGCAGGTAAATCCATGTCCCGTCAGTAGCCGCTCGATACCCGGTATTTGAACTGTAATCCACCGGCCCCTTGTTTCTGAAAACTGGAGATGCCTTGTTGCTAATGTCGAAGTATTGCAATTCCTTTGTGCCTGTACAGACCGCCACGGCATAACTTCCACAATCGTCCACGATTGGGAGAATGTGGGATGGTAAAGTTGCCGAGCCATCCATTGACGTGGTACTGGTGATCGTAGGTGCTGCCGGAGTTGAACTGGTGTCCAGTATGACCATCGTGTTATTGCCGTAGTCGGCAACATACAAATCGGTTCCTAATTTTTCTATGTAGTAAGGAGAACCGCTGGTTATAGTGATAGTATTGACAACAGATGGAGAAGCCTTTGTGGTCACATCAATCGTCTTGATCTGGTGCGATGTGTAGCAACAAACATAGGCGTAGTTGCCTATGAACGTGACTCCAATCGGGCCTGACGAGGCACCCAATGATAAGGTGCCAACAATCGTCGGGGAAGCCTTTGTGGTCACGTCGATGACGTAGAATGTATCCCCGGTATAATTTGTAAGATAAACGTAATTTCCGTCAACAGATACGTCATAAGGAACAACGGAGCCGACCGAAAGTGAACTGACGATGGTTGGCGCAGATGGTGTACTTATATCATAAATTCTTAAACCCCACAACGATGTTCCATATCTGCAACCGATATATGCATAATTCCCCGATACATCCAAAGCATTATAAGTGGATGAAGTATAACTGGAGGTATGCGTTCCGACTGACATTGTATGCCACAACATATTCCACGGTTGATTTGTCAAGTCCATTATTTCAATGACTTTCCCGCCACAACGATAAAGATAATTCCCTACTATCTTGATGCAAACTCCACCGCCTCCGGTATTGGGAATATTACTTGAGCGATATGGATACAAACCTGCGCTAGTTACCCAATAAAGTCTTTTGTTGACCAAGTCAATACCGCCTCCAAATAACTGTTGAAGATTGGTCGTAGGCATTACCATGCCATCCAATCTTGCAAAAGTATGTGCCGGATTGATGTCTATTTTCATCACTCTCCCGGGAACGGTAGTTGTGCAAATATAAAGCAGTCCGTTAGGCAAATCGACAAGCGCGTAGCCCGGCCAATTCTCATCCGTATTCATCGTTATGGTAGAGAGTGCTGCAAATGTATTTGCAGGATCTACATCAAGTTTTACTACTTTGCATGGAGCCGTGTTGCAACCTACATAAGCCAGTTTATTTGTTGCATCAATAGCGCCGACGAATACGCCTGTCTCTCCGGCTGCAAGTGTCACAACACCGACGCGGGTTGGACTTCCAGAAACATCACATTTGACAACTTTACCAGGATTAACATTGCAACCGACATAGGCAAATTTACCGACCGGATCAACAAATATCGTAGTACCGTAATCTTCATTTGCATTGAGTGTCAATGTGGTTCCACTCTTAACCATTGTTGACAAGGTTATCTTGACTAATTGTGCGGGAGCAGTATAAGTCACCGCATACAAAAAACCATTGGTTTCATCCAATGCGGCCATGTAAAAGTAATTTTCTCCGGTATAAGTAGCATCTTCGGCGAAAGTAGGTATGTCGATCCGTACGATCTTCCCAGGAGACGACCACAAACTAACATAGACTTTTTGCAGTGAGCTGGATACGACCAACCCCCGCGTCTGATTCTCACCAGACGCAAGAACAAGACTGGCTATTTCTTGCAGTGCCATGTTTAGAACTCCACAATCATATAGCAAAGTGCATTGACGGCTGTTCCTGCCTTTACTCTAATTCTTGTAGAATTACCGACAATTATTTTTGGTTCTCTTCCTAGTGGGAATTGTTTGACGAATTGCGAATATGGAGCGATGAGTTGAGAATCAAGAACCCTGGTTGATGTGATTGTTCCTTCAGCGGAAGCCGTGTAACCAGTCGCGGCAGTTCCCAGAGTCAATCCAGCTACTGAAGCGACAGCGATACTGGTGTCATCGTACTTGGTTATATCTGCATCGACACTCGCGGTCACAGTTGCAAAAACTGTACTCGTATCAATCAATTCAACACTGATTGGAAGCGCCGCGACAAAACCATCAAACGAAATTCCCCATTCAACAATTTTCCCGACATTGAATGGTTTTAGTTGCAGCAAAGTCTTGATGCTCGTTCCGGTTGTAACTGGTGCGATAGCGGCAGTAGTTGGCGCTGCTGCATTAGTGATTAGATAAAGACCCATATTGTTCTCCTTATTTTATGCGTTGCATTTTTACCCGCCGTCAGCAATCGTTCGTATAGTGGCATGATTTTCTCCTTTAACTTGCGCGGAAGAAGCCGGTAGCGGCGATCTGCGCTGTGATGTCTCCTCCATTCGGGGTCACGACGAAGTCATGCCATGTGAGTGGAACGATGTTGGCATCAGTGCCGGCAGTAGAGTCACTGTCATAGCATATTGCCAGATCAGACCATGCCCCGGGAGATGCTGCTACCGCAGTCCACGTCTGGTCCGGTATGTCGATGTCAACTCGGTCATTGGTGTCATCCGGTGCAAATGCCACCACATCGGCATCGGTAAGGACTTTCCGCGCATAGCCGGAGTTGGTAGCTTCGGCGGTATTGGCATCGGACTCCAGCAGCGCAACAGTGTCGATGTCCTTGATCGTGGCATCGGTCGCTGTACTGAGCCACGCCGTTACCACCAGCACAGCATTTGCCGGATCGTTCAGGTCGACGCGATTGTAAAGCTCCGCGACCCGCCCTTTTGCAATGTTGAATACGAGATCAGCCATTTTGAGCCTCCAATTCACAGTCGTAGTAATTTTGCATCACATATCCCGAAGGGTTTTGTTCATCGGGTGATTTCTTGCCGACATGATGCTCTACCACATGCTTGCGAGCCGCTGCACCATCTGCGTCGTCCGTCAGCTTCTCACCGCAATGGCAGCAATACCTTCCGGGAACTTTCAGCACCTTGAATGGCACGTCACCACCTTCATCGTGAATGATGATCTTGCCGCCGGTAACAGAGAGCCAGTGTTCGTCCTGCCCGATCTTTACCAGCTTGGGTGCAAACCGCTGCTTCCCGTCCGCTGACATGCGCTTAAGTTTTATTCCCCTCACGACTGGGGGCTTTATTCCGTTTGAATCGTGGTGATACTTTCGTTGCAATAACATGCTGTTCTCCTTTGTCAATTTTAATTATTCATGTCCGCTGTCCTCACAACAACCTCGAATTAAGTCAGGCTGGAAGTGGCGGGTGATCGTGCCTTCGATGGTCGGCGCAATAAGCCTGACCTTCTGGAACTTCTTGAATGT